GGATTTAAAACACAGCGGAGTACTTCATTACCGCAAATCCATGCGTTGATCTGTACCTGATCTAGTTCAGTAACTGTGTCCGGTAAATCCATACCGACTTCACGGGCGAACGTTGCGTCGAGGACACCCCAATACTCGAGTACTTCAAAACGTTTTTCGTTGTAGTACGGTTGGGTATCTTCCTCGCGGATTGTATCTTCGTAGTACTTATCTTCGTAGTTAGGTCCCTTCATTAGAGCTGCATTTATTGCATCCCCATTGAAGAACGGACGGTTCATCAAACTACGTAGCTGTTGACGATTCATACGGTGGCGTTGAATTACCCACTCACAATCTTCGAGAGAAGTAGCGGAAGGATCAGGGTGGAAGTCCCACACTGACACATGCTCAATACGCGGTACGATTTCCTCTTCAGGAATGTACTCACGCTCGCCATTACCGCCACGTTCCCACTTGTGCTTACGCTTGTAGAAGTTAAACGGACCTTTGACGATGCCTGTACCGAGTAGCGAAGCCTCGAAGATCGCATTACGTAGTACGTTTACTGCGCCGGTATCCAAAAGTTGGTCGTGGATATGTTTCTCGAGTAAACGAGCTGCTTCCGCAGCAGGTTCAAACTGAGGGCTGCCATCTACCGATGGACCTTCAGTTAACTGGTCTGCCATGTTTTGGTACTTACCAAAGTTGACTTCCGTTTGTCCGGGTTCCAACTCCATACCATCGCCCGGATAACCGAACGGACTTTGCATCTCGTCGATAGGGCTTTTTAAATGAGCAAACTCCACGATACCATCTGGTACGGGAGTGCTCTCAACTACAATAGGAAACTTCTTGTTAGCAAATAAGATGTCAACGATCTGCCCATAAGCCGCCAAGACTTTTGTCTTCGTGATCTTGATGAACACCTTAGAGCGTTCCGATTCACGGTACTGGTCGTATACGCCGCGGAAATTTTTAAACGCTGTCAACCAACGCTGTTCGTAAGAACGACGTCCGTTTTCAGAATCCTCAAATAACGAGCGAATGTGACCCGCTAACCCCGGCATTTGGTCGTCGGGATTTAACATCTCGACTTGACCATCATCGGGGTTCTGAAGGAAACCCTCTTTCATGCTAACTACCTATAAATTAGTCTGCGTACAAACGGGTATCGTCTGCCATCTTCAAGCAACCGGTGTCAGTAGGCTTGCTACCTTTACCTTTTTTGCCCGCGTCTTGCTGCAAAACGTCAGTACGTGCTTTGGTGTCGAAGTCTTTACCTTCACGAACCAATTTACCTTCGTTGTGAGTATCAACGCTTTCTTTATCAGCATTCATGATATCTACCATGTTATTCTCCTAAGATTAATCTTCTATATCGGCAAAGCCGCTTGCGGTCTCGTCTGCACTCGAATAACCGCGTTCTTGAAAGAACCCAGATTCGTCTGCTAAATCTCTGCCCATGTGCGTGAGAGGGTTAATTTCCTGAACTATTTGCATCGGTGCAGCCGGAGTTACACTCAACCCTAACTCACCCATCTGTCTTTTTTGTTCATCACCTTCAGCAGCAAGCGCAGTATTTGCTTGTTCCCCAGTCATAAACGCGTCTACACCAAATACAGTTGTACCAATGGCACCCGGTAAAAGTGCTTTTGCGCCTTTTTTAACAGCGGGATTTACTTTATTACGAAGAACGTCTTTAATTCGTTGCATCGTACCCTTTCCTTCGTCTGAAATAGCAACAGGAGCAGCGGCAGAAGGTTTTTTAGCTTCTTTCCGCTTTTTATCTATCTCAGCTTCTTTAGCAATGTTCTGTTCTTGAACTTCTAAACGCTTAGACTTTGTCTCTTCCGCCGCGAGTAACGAAGCTTCCCGAGATTCCGCAGAAGAAGCTTGAGCACTCTCTAAAAACTGCTGTTGAGCTTTCGGATCTGCCTTAGGAGCTTCACCTTGCGGGTATACGCCGCCGGGACCGTCTGGTAAAGCATCGACAAATTCTTTTGGTGCGTGTTCAATGTATTTAGGGTTAGTAATTACGTCTTTAGTGACTGCAATGTTACTTGCTTCACCAAAATCCATACCCACGTCTGCTGCGTACTGTGCAACAGTGGGTGTGCCAGAGTATGCAACAATTTTAGCCACTACTCGGTCAGTAGCATGTTTAATTTTTCTTCGTTTGGTTTCTTCGTCAACGTAACCAGAAGCTTCTGATGCATCCGCACGACCGCTGAGTAATTGAGATTCAGAAGGCGTTAATCCTTCGTCAGCAAGTAAACTCTCGTTCATGTTACGAAACTTATAAATCGTAAACTTTTCTACGCGTAAATCCCCTTCTGGAGTTCGGAAAGTTACTTCCGGCATACGCTCTCTAAGAATTTTGTTTATTTTTGTTTCGTTTGATTTTGCGTTAGGGAAAATTTTACCCGATTTTCTGTCACCAATATTCTGCTGAACAATCGCGTTAGACACCTCGTTTAACACAAGTACTTTTTTACCTGACTTTGGATCATCAAAAACAATCATCCCGTTTACTGGGTCGTAGTTCTTGATATCAAAGTTAGCTAAGTTTGCTGTACGATTACCCCCGAGCAAATTCATCGTCATTTGTTGGCGTAACTCGAGGGGAATTTCGGGATCTGAAATTACCTCCTTAGCTTTTTTGTAGATATCTGAATTGAAACCCGTAGCAGATTTTCGAGCACGTTTTTTCGACCAAAAAGTATTTTCTTCAAATTTCTTTGGGTCGCCGAGTGCTATTTCAGTTGCGTTTTTTGCGTACCCCGGACCGCTACCTACGTTAAGCTGTCCTTTGTACATCGTACCAATTTTATCGATTAAATTAGCCGAACGTGTACGACGCTTAGTCGCTGCTTTATCTGATTCAGCAAAGGGGCTATCAGTAATAACATCCGCAAGAACCATTCCGAGTTTTTCGCCTTGCAGATCCTTGACTTTCATATCGAGGAACACAGCACCCGTAGAATCAGTAACATTACCTAGTTGTGTTAACAAAGACTCTATGTTCTTTTTAACGTTAGGTTTTGTTGCCGCTTCTAGCTCGAACAACTCACGAAGAGATAGTTCCATTTTTTGTGCTATAGTTAGACGTGCCATTTAGTATCCGAATGTGCTATCTTGTGGCTTAAACGCGTTATCTTTGATATTTTGCAGAGTTCTGTTAATATTCGCGTGACCACTCATACGGGTCATCAACATATAACGTAACGCGTCATACGCGTGGTCTTCTGCTTTAGTATCTACGTCTTCGCTGTTTGTTTTAGAGAGGGGAATGCCCGCAAGTTGTCTGTTAATGTTAGTACAGGTATTAAAGAACTTTACGGTTGGTTCCCCTGTAAACTCGTTATCACCTAGTCTACGGTGGATTTCCATTTTACCGGCAATTCTATTACGATCCGATGGAGTCCAACGACATCCCATCCTAATCATCGTTTCCGCTATAGACGGACCATAGCCCGTACGGTTCCAACACGATGAGTCTAAGACCGCATAATAAGGTTGCGGATCGTATTCTTCTAATTCTAGTATTTTAGCGGCGAGTTGCTCTGCTGTAAAGTGTTTTACGTAAAGTTCTCGGTACACCCAAATATTGTTATCCCAATCGATAGCTCCCCAGAGTACACACGAGGGGGATGCATACCCGTAGTCAGCCGCTCTTATGCGTACCCAGTTAGTAGGAATTTCAAAGGGTTCAACAATGTGACGATACTTCGAGAACTCAGGGAATGCCGCACCTTCCGCTACATCCCAGTCACCTTCGAGCAGTCGCTTACGCTCTACTTCCGGTAACGAGAGTAGCATCGCCTCGTACTGACCGTCCTTCATGAGGAACGGGTTGTCAGTTAACTTCGCGGGTACAAACTTACGGTAGTAGAGTGCTTGACCGGCTTTTTCGTGGTGGTCTGGATACACGTAGGGTTTGCCGGATTCCATATCTTTCGGTATGAAGGGCTTTCCGTGCTCCCCTTGATCAATGTACATCTTCTTTACCCACCATCCCCCGACACCGCCGGGGTTGGCGGTGCAGCGCATCGAAAGATTTGCTGAGAGTTCGGGATCGGTAGTACGCAAACGGGAGCGGAGGTACTCCCATACATAAGGAGTTGGATATTGGGTAATCTCGTCGATAGCAATCCAGTTAAACGCCTGACCCTGATAACGTGTTACGTCCTTGTCTTTATCGAGGTAGGAGAACCAGATGGTTGCACCCGATGGGAATACCCACGTAGACTTAGACTCACGGAATTTAGCCCCGGGGAAGGCTTTCGTATAGAGTTGTTTAGACTTCGAGATAAGTTCGGTCAGTTCGTCGAGAGTTCGACGGAGGAGAAGACCGCGGTGGTTGGGATTGTGGCAGTAACGTAGTGGGTCAGCGAGCAATGCGAAGGATTTACCACCACCTGCTGCGCCACCATACAAAACATCCTGCTCTGGAGCCGATAAGAATTCCTGTTGCGGACCCTCATTCGGCTTGAATACTACTTCAGACTCGCCTACGAGGTCTTTTACCGCTTTAGGTAGGGCATTTAAGTCGCCTTCATCGATTACAGTGGTAACTTTACCCTGTAACGCCTTCTC